TTAAAATTAAAATTAGTACTTTTGTCACGCTCTCAAAGCTCATAATAAAAGGTGCGAACACACCAACAACTACGGCATTTAGCCTCTGTCGTGGTGTGTTCGCACCTTTGTTATTTAACCGCCTGAGAGCCGGTTGAGTGGAGATGGAGGCTTTTTAATTCCTCCTACATTTTATAAATCTTCGATTATAGTTACAAAATCACTCCAATAGGAAGCTGCTCTATACGCCGATAATGATCCAGCAGGAACGTGCAGAGTACATGTAGTTTTGTTAGTGTTATTAAAAGTATGACTATCCAACCCGGTTGGTGGTGTTACATTATGGCAGTTTATGGTAGAAAAACTTCCACCAACATAAAATGCATAGATATCTATATGTGTTATAGCACTTGGGATATTTAGTATTCCAGTAAACATACATCCCCAGAATGTTGATACACCTATAGAAGTTAGGGTACTCGAAAGAGTTAAACTTCCGTTAAGACCATTACAGTTTTTAAATACCTCATCTCCCAACGAAGTAACCAAATTTGGTATTACAAGATTACCGGTAAAATTAGTACAACTTTCAAAGGCATTTGCTGCAATAATTGAAACAGTGTTCGGAAATACTAATGCCCCATTAAATAAGCACCTATAAAATGCGCGACCTCCGATAGTGCGTAAACTTGATGATAGCCCCAAAGTTCCCGTAAATCCCGTGCACCCATTAAATGAGTTACTACCTATGTATTCTACGGAGTTTGGCACTACTAAGTTACCTACTAATCCGGTGCATCCCGAAAAACAATAATCTACCAACGTAGTTACGTTGGGGGGTATAGTTAAAACTCCAGATAACCCGGAACAATTATAGAATATCGGTGTTCCAGTGATTGAATATATGTCTGCGCAATGTATAAACTTTAAGCTAGTATTATAGTTTACAGATTCTACTTTAGTAACTTTATTACCAAGGTATGCCCAGACAGATCCTAGAGGTAGTGATATGGTTGTTGATGAATATGTAACCATAACTATTACATGTCTCTTCGAACTGCCTGCTGACCAAGTTATAGTTCCCGATATAATAGTTGAATAGCCCCCGTTATTTTCACTATAGGAATAAGACGTTCCAGAAGTAGTGGGTAATATAGTTGACTCAAATAGCGGTGATATGGAATATATTGCCCTCTTATCCCCATTTTGAAAATCATTATATGCTTTAACGATATCAAACTCCTGATCTGATGGATTAAAGTTAATAGGGGCTACTATTGCATTAGCTATAAAAGCAGGTGCATATATAAAAGGATCTATTATATTCATAGTCTTATATTTCCCCAGGATATTAAGCCTGGGGTTTATTTTACGTTCTGGCATGGTTATTAATTAGAAAATGGATATCCACCTGGAGCAATATTATCGTTATTCCAACCGGATGATATATCAATGTTGAAGTTACCTGACTCCAACTCAGCAATAAGCAATAACCGGTTATCTGCATTCTTGGCTTTTTTTTCCTGTACGTCTGCCTGCCTGTTATAAGCATTTACCTGAGCATCTGTTGGATTAAGTCCGGCAGCTACAGCACATAAGTATCCTTGCACGAACGTGTTCATGGTGCTTACGTCAGCTTCCTTATCAAGGTTAGCATTTGCCAGTTTTTCCTCGTTAATGATTGATTCCCTTACTTCATCAACCGACCTGTTTGAAACAGTATATTTAAAGAAAAACATGTTGTAGTTCGGATACGTAGTACTTTTTACATTCGTTGGTCTGGCATCCTCATTAAGAAGTAATAGCCTTGGATCATACGAAGGTGGTTGAACACCATGTTCATCAACAAACCAATAAATATTATCTCCAAGTGGTGGAATGGGTGATCCATCCATGACCGGGCATTTATATAAATTCAGAAATTTCCAATCATTTGGTTGCAAATTTTCAAAATCTATTTGTTCAATAGGTTTATTAAATTGTATCAATCTACCGGCTAAATTAGTTGTGTTCATATCATTATTTTTTTTAAATTGTTTTATATCCAATCAGGAATAGTGTAAGGTTCTGCGCAGCCTGGGTAACTCCACCTGCCATTGCCACGCTTAATTCTAATACGTCTGATGTTGTCAAATTTATACTATCTGATGTCATTACATACGGAATTGATGCCCCCTCTGAAGTTGTTTCTGAATTATCGAAAGTAAGTAAAGTTGAAAATATTGATGATCCGTTCTTTTTTATATCAATGGTTAGTCTAAGTACTCCAATAGCCGATCGTCCAAGTTGTGCACGTATGGAAGTAATCGTAAATGCATAAGGTACGGCAGCACATGGTACTTTTACACCCGCTGTTATATCTGAAGCGGGGTCAGACATGGCGTATCCTAATGCTTCAATTCCTGTACCTCCATCTACCCCTTTAAACTTCATCGCATAGCTATAAGTAGCGCCCCCATCGGTAGAGACTTTCATATACATATCATCTGGTTCAACAGTAGAATGCCATATATCCAACATGGTATCACCTGTAACGGCATACTTGATGATTACCTGGGGTGCATCATCACCGGGAATACCATCATTACCCTTAAATTTTAAAGGATTGCTGTAAGTTGATCCATTATCCGTTGATATCCTCATGTATACATCCAACTCACGTACATCTGAATGCCACATTGGTCCAATAGCTACAGGAAGCTCGCCGTACAGAATTATAACAAGCGGTGCATCATTACCTTTAGGTCCTGGTGTAAGTTCAATATCATTTAATTCACCCTTTGTAGCATAGGTTTCATGAATAACTTGTCCAAGTGTATCTTTGTCGGCAACTGATGCCACATTCGACCCTTTTGCGTAATAACTTATAGCAGCTAAGTGGACATCGGCAATCCCTGGGGCTTGTGTTGACCAATCAAATACCGTTTCGGTACTTTGTTTAGCATACGTTGTTTCTATGGTATTGCTAAAATCTTCCAACACATCAAGTATTGCAGCACCAGCATCCCCAACCCGTTCAGCAGTATTAGCATTCTTATCCTTTTCATTCCGTATCACTAGCCATAATTGGCGTACAGTATCAATTAAACTCATGGTTAATAATTAAGGTAGTGGACATGCAGTTACATCATAAATACGAGAACCAATAGCTGACACTGTGAGTCCAGGATACTGACTCTGATAGTTTTCCTGAACATACGCAGCGTAAGCAGTTGCACGAGAATTATAATCAGTTAGTGACATCTTGGCTAGTTCATCAGCTGTGATAAGTGGGTAAGTAGTACCATGCGTAAATGCAGACATAAATGGCAATACGTTGGTTGATTGTACTACTCCGTTTATTTTTACTTTTACAGTAAGCGTTTTGAATCGCTTATATCCGTTATTTATGTAGCTCATAATTTACTGTATTACGTTGTATGTGTTAAAGTCGTATCCGATAACAGAAGATGGTGAAATACTTGTTATCACGCAACTTGCATCCGATGCAGGTGATGTTTCAAGTACAAATGCTGATTCAGAGTTAAACATCCCAGAATCAATGATTAGTTCGAAATTATGCCTATTTTGCGTGTTTTCAATATCATAAATATATCCGGTAACAATTATATTTTCATTCGATAAAATACCTGCAACTGGACTTGAAACTATTGTAACTACTGTTTTAAATGAATTTGTTTCACCGCTCTGTCCACCATCCGGACCAACTGCATTGGCATATACTATCATATGATAGATATCCGGTAATACCTCTTCAACCAATTCACAAACTGGATCAGTCCATGAAGCTTCATATATCATTTCAACCAGTTCGCATACCTGATCAGTCCAGGATATTTCATAGGTCACGGTAGATTGGCCAATTGAATACCGTTTTCCCTTCAGCTTATATTTTTCAATCAACGAAACAAGCATTTGACCATTGACTGTTATTCCTGCAGGTATGTTTACAATAAAATCAACAATTATACCATCACCATCGGTTATATAAATCGTTCGCAGGAAGTTTCCAAATAACCTATAATTCAATATCGCTTCTATGTACATCACCTGGCACGTCATAGCAACCTGTAACCTCATATCTATTTGCCAGGCTTTAAATACTCCATATTCTGTAACAAGCGGTGTGGATACAGCCTTATAGATTGCAGCCAGACTTTCCGTACGTAGAAAAGTAGGCATTAATAGATTTATCAGTTTATTAAAATCTATATTCATAACGTATGAGGTTGATATGTTGGCGTGATTACTCCCAGTTGAAACCATCCGTTTGAACTTTCGAAAGTTCCCCAGGTCTGCTTTTCAATGCCATTTATTTTAAAATTTGTTACCGAAACATCAACTACGCCATCAACGAGTTGGACAGCATCCATTAATTTTGTTATGTTCAATTTTCCACCAAAGTCAGTATCATTCAAATTTGAAATAAATGCTGTAATAGCATCAATGACCGGATAATTAGCGGCAATGATTAACTTGCCTGTTGAGTCCAGGATAAGCGGATTATAATCCACTGTTATTCCAAAGTCAACTATATCACCAGTACCGGTTATTACTTGAATAAGCACGCCTGCAGGTCTTATTGTTTTTGCATATGCTTCAAACAATGTTTTATCATCATCCGTAAGAGCTGCTATTGTTCCATTAGTTTCAGTAGCTACAAACAACTGAACATTACATACACCATCCACGTTTTGCCGAACTGCTACCCTCTTGATAATTTGTTTAGTAACATCAATAGTTGAATATCCAAAAACAAATGTGACAGGGTTCATAACAAGTCCAATACCTTTTTGAAATGCCATTGCCTGACCATGCCACCATGGCGAATTAGCGATGTATGAAGCATCTACACGAGCTTGTATTTCGTTTTTAAACTGGTCTAATATCATTTCAAAACTCCAAACTGCGAATGCAAATGCATAAAATAACAAACTTTCAAAACTAACCTTTGAGAACCAAGCATTAAATCCTAAAGCAACAGCTTCGGGTGTAAGTCCATAAAGTGTTTGAACTGATGTCTGTCCTATGTAAGCATTCCCAATTTCAGTTTTAATGTCAGCTATTTGTCGTGCCATAATTAATTAAATGTAAAGTCAAATGTATAATCAAAGATTCCACTTTCAGAAGCATTTACCGTTACAATGGAGGTAGCCGGCTTAATTTGTTTGTCATGGTAATAGGAAGCAATTTGCTTATTAAAAATCCCTGCAGGTGAAAGAACCATTCCAGGAGTAAGTTCATCAGTAATTCCGATCGAGTTGATTAATGCCATTTCAAACGCAGCTTCTGCAGAACCTGATACTTGAATAGCGATATCGAATAATGTTTGACCCTCTACAATAGTTATGAGATTACTTTGGATTGTTGAAATATCCCGGATAACCGTATCAACAACTGAACCGATAACCTGAGCCTGAACTGAAAGTAATGTAGCCGGCTGAATGTTCTTATTCTTGAAATAAAGTGTGATATCAGGATTCACAACATCAGGCAACATCAGTTCTTGTCCAGTAACTAAATTGTCTGTCAGGTTCAACCCATTCATTATTGACAATTCAAACGCAGCCTCAGCACCGCCGCACGATTGAATTGCAATGTCGAGAATGGATTGACCTGATAGAACTTTCATTATTTAAATGTTATTTAAATCGTGTATAAATGAATACTCCTGCTATAATGATGGCAAAAAACGTAAAAAAATATATCCATGCCGGTGTTTTTGTTTTTGATTCTTCAGTATTGATATTAGTTGAAATAGAATCTGATTTAGAGTTTGATTTGTCATTAATTGTTGACTTTTTCTCGTTAGTTGAATTAATCTTACTTTCTGTTTTTAAGTCGCCTACTTTCTTATTATCCGTTGTCCTATTTATCACAGTAGTCTGAACCGGATATTGCTTACCAATAGAATCAGGCTTTGAAAGATTGGTAATGGTTATAATTTCACTGACTAGTGAATTCGTGACGCTTTTATCTAAAGTAATACTGGAACTATCAACTGTCGATTTAGCATCAATAGATTGTTTTATATCCAAATTAGCAACTGTTTTTACTTCATCTTTAATAGTTGAAGTTTGCTTCATTGTTCGACAACTGAATGTGATCAGCGCGATAAGCATGATAAAAAGTAGGTTAGTTTTCATTTTTGGTTGGTTTTATTTTATCAATTAAATTAGTCCATCCACCCTGAATGGCTTCAATTATTTGTGTTTTAGGCTTGTTTTGTAGCACTGCAACATTTTCTAGTATAGAAGTAAGGTATTCAATCAAAAATCCTGTCAGAACAACTACATAGATAAAATTAAAGAAAGCAAATGCAGCTATTTGTATCAGGTTTGTACGGCTTTCATACTCCTTTTCGAATGCATGAATAATATAGAGTATAACTAACCATATTGCAATTTTAATCACACAGCGTGAGAACCTGAATGATTCAAATTTCTTTCCAAGTTTACGGGATGCTTTTATTCCAGTACGCACTTCAACAATAACAGCTATAAACATGGCAAATGCCAACGCAGGTTGAATGCCAAGGCAATAATTTACGATGCCTGATAGGAATGAAATACTAAGCATCATTCCCTGCAACTGATATTTGAAACTTGGGAATAGCGATAACATAAATTCTTCGAATGAATTCCAGTCGTATGCTGTCAGGAACTTAGTTAAGTAATTATTCATGACTCTATTTTGTAAAATACAATTCAACTTCAGCTTTACGTCTCTTTACAAGGCCTGGCAATACCTTTCCCCCTCCATGTACCCAGTTGTTAAACTGATTCGCAATTGTCGGGTCATTTGGATTTACCAATACTTTTTTCAATAGCATACTGTCACCCAATCCTTCAGGAATAGTATCTATGTCTATATCAGAACCACAGTTGTATGCAAAGTCTACAAGTGCATCAAACTGGTTTTGTGTGAGAGTTACAGACTTAGTTAGCATCGTTACATCGGATTCAAAAGCTTTTAAATCCCACAAAAGCATTTCATCAGCCTTTGCTTGAGTAATGGAAGGATCTTTCATGGATACCCGGACACCATTTGTGTAACGGGTACTTCCCCAACCAATGGTAGGAATACCGGCAGGACACAAATAAGGTTTTAGTTTGCAACCTTCAAATTGCCTGACTAATAGCATTGTTCTTAATGATTTCATAATTCGTTTTATTTTATAAAATTATATTTCAACTGAAAAATCACTTAACTTATTTCCCACTGTCACCTTTGCATTCATGCCATCTGATTTCAGTTCTTTTGTCATTTCAGCAATAAAGCGTTGTTTAATATCCTGTACATTTGCCTTCAGGTAATTATCAATACCGAATCCTAATGTTGGAAACTCTTTAAATTCACCTTTTTGAGCAATTACAATTATTTTCACACGTTGATAGTCTATATTTCCAACTTGAATACCTGAAGTAATTAAACCATTGGTATCACGTACCGGTATAACTTCCAGTTCAAAGTTTTCATTAAGTATTATCCCTTTCATCAGTGTTTGATTTTAGTATCTTCTAATTGTACTTGAGTTGTAATTGGTAATACTGAAGCAAACCAGGAAGCTGTTATTAATTTCAATGCGGCACCGCCATCGCTTGGAACTGTCACCCATGTTCTGAAAGCAGTTTTAAGTTTATTTATATCATTCTCTATGGCATTTATCTTTTCAGTCAGTGTATCAACTTTAGCAAGTCCTTTCTCACCTCCATTAAAAATAACTCCATCCTTATCCATGATCAGCGTTTGTTCGCCAATTTTAATCTTCACCTGGTAAACCTCGGAACATTTGATCAAAACCGCTTCTGTTTTCAATCCTTCAATGATAGCCACTATGACAGAACTCCCTTCAGCCGGATAAATAGTCACGTTACTTTGCAGGTCATCGTCAATTGCATTTAATCGAACTTCATAAAGCGTAGGAGCATCTTCGCGCTCAACAGTGCATGTCGTATTTCCGACTTCTTTGGCAATCCCGGTTAGTATCTGTTTTACCAGAAACTTTTTCGCGGATGCTTTCATGGCTTCCTCTATTGCCTGCTCTAATGCTCCCATGTTTTATAACTACTTTAAAACCGCTTTAAAATCTTTCACAATCCATTTTACCATGCTATCACCTACGTTCACCCAACTGTAAATACTTATTGCCTTAGAGGGGCACGTTGCGCCTATTGACTCAATCCGGACTAAACCTTATAGCTCAGGTAATTTTTCCGTTGAAAACCGTCACTCTCATTATAAGTTATGTCAACCTTTTCTATCAAATATGTTCCGGCACGTTCCGGCTCCAGTTTATCAATCAGCTTGAGTGCATCACCGGCATGAGTACGTGGAGTTCCAAATCCTGTTATTGTGCCGGTATAACCATCATACACCAATTTAGCCATTACACCGCGTGCAGCTTCGGTCAATTGTTCCTTGGTCATCGGTCCGGCAAAGTTTAAGGTTCGTTCTGAAGCATTTGTTTCATTGCTTCCAAGAGTAACGGTTGTTTTTTTTCCGTTTGGATTGGTTGCAACAGCCTTAAACCTGATTTTAAAATCTTCTTTGCGTTTATACTTCAGTTCGTTTTGCTTTACGTTTAACCTGATTTGATATTCATGAACTTTTGATTTCCCAACAAAGTCATAAGCTAGCCCAACCTTCAGGTGACCGTTATTCATCCGGCTGTAAAGTCCTTTTTCTTTTACCAAATCAATCAGAACTGCAAAAGCACTTGCCTTATCAATATGGTATTTTCCGATATATACATCCGGGCATTCCCAGGTTACACTTTTTGGAATAATGTCAGTAAGCAATTGTTTGAGTGTAACTGATGTGTACGACTTGATATAACTGGTTTGTCTCAACACATACGATTCATCTTCACAATGGATGATCAATGGAAAGTCGCTTTCTATTTCACGTATGTAACCGGTGAATTCAGGTTGAAAAGTAACGGTATTTGATTTGTCGGTATAGTAACCGCATTCTATTTTCATCCTATCACCAACTTTGAATTGTTCCAGGATAGATTTGTCACCCAACTTTGCATAATTACGTGGAACGGTTATTTTAGCAACATTCGACATCTCAAGGATATTCTCATTGATTTCAAACCCTGAAATGTGTTTTAAAAATACATTTCCCAAAGTGACCTGAGAGGTCATATTCAAATACATTAGCATAATGGCCAATATTAAAAGGGTTCGTTTCATATTAATTGACAAGTTGATATTCCAACGGTTTTATCTGACGTGTTGTAAGACTGTATGATATGGTATCTTCAAAACCTTCCACAAAGTCAAAACTGATATCCTTAATGTAAATAGCTTCAATGCCTACTTTCTGAAGTATCTCACTGGCTACGTTCCAGGCACCATTAACGTCGAATATTTCGCTCATAGTTCCCATTTTATCCAGGGGAAATTCATGGTTTTCCATATCGATAAGCAAACCCCGCCATGTTATCTCCCAGGGTTCCGTTCCGTAACGTTCTACAACTTCAACATCGCTGTCATCAATTGGAGTTATTACCAACTTCTTAGCCCTTTTAAGGCTCAACATGGGCGGGGTAGCAAATACATCTTTGTAATCATCACTGATCGAACGATAAGCGAATAAATATTCTACTTTATCACGGTATAAAAGCACTTCATCAAACGACGTCGATTTATCCAGGGAATAAATAGCCATATCGAAACCAGATTCATCTTTCACAACTTCACCAAAACCGCTTGCATCCAAACGGGTGGTTACATTTCCTGTAGTAAATCCGAATGCCGACTGAAAACGGCCTGTAAAATCAAATGTCATAACTTTATACCTTTAGTGAATCCTTCTTCGCTCAGCCACCTCAATTCTTTTACCCGCCTTACGTAATCTTCATCATCTAAGTGGTCGGGGTTTTCTTTAAAAAAGAATCGTATCATGGCATCATACATTTCTAATATTTCTTCCAATACGCAGCCATCAGCCTCTTTCAAAGGCTTAATGTTCGATGACTGCGTTAGCAGTTTTTTACGATAGCCTTCCTTACCGGGATAAGTTCCGCAATTCCGGTCAATGCTCCGTAGAACAAACCGTCATCGGCCAACACTTCATCTTTGTGGCTCAGGATACAAGCTTTTACCAATATCTCATCAGCCTTTTTTGGGTCGGTATCAGCGTAACGTCGATACTGGCCAACTACGGTGCGTGTAGGAACGCAGGCTAAAATCGTTTTGTACGATGTCGATTCTTCGTCGACGGGCAAGTCAATAAATTTCACTTTGTCAGCACCATGTTTCAATTTTGCTTCATCAATCATGGCCTGTGTGATGCCTTCCGGTAATTCCTTTACTTCTGTTTTTAATTTTTCAGTCATTGTGTTTGCTTTTTAAAGAGAGTTTAAAGAGAGTTTAAAAATTACCTTTTCCAAAGTTCGAGACTTTGGAAAAGGTTTTATTAAAGGTTACAATCCGATATTCAACTGAACATCGAGAGTAAATAGATCGAATTCATTTTCCAATTCACCATCATTGGTCACGGATCGCTTATTGCCTTTGAATTTGGCAATAACCAGGTCATGAATGATTTCATTTTCCGCATTGGTATAAATCACATTGATTGGAAATGGTCGAATTCTGGCGACATCACCATTAGGAGCGATCTTTTCAAATTCAGCCGACACATCGAGTGGCAGTGTAATTTTAGAGGTCATTTCCTTTGCACCCATTCTCCAACCGCGTGGAGTACGTCCAATACCTTTTGCATACTCATGAGCATATTCATAACCATATTCAATCCCTGAAGGATTCACATCGTGCATCCCGGCAATAGTAACGATTACATCACCTGATGAGTAAACCTCACCCATTCTTCTGATTCTCATTTCTTATTTGCTTTTGAGGTTTATAGTTCCTTTTATCTCATTGACGCATCCGGTCGGCACAACACCAAACTGAATGTTAAGCACCTTTTCAATCAACAGATCGCTGTTTGCATCAGTGGATGTATCACCATCTGAAATAAAGCCTTTACCGGCCATGTATCTGAAGGCATCGTTACCAATTGCATTGTAGTAACCCACAATACCACCTGGCAATTTACCGGCTTCCAGTTCGACAGGCTTTTTTACTTCAGGCAAATAGACAATGCGCAACGCACGTTTAGCCATGTCCATCGTATGACTGTAATAGATCATATGTTGGTTCATGTTACCTGAAGCATCCATGACAATCGGAGCGCACACGTGCCCATCATTCCACCAATAACCGCTAAGACCGGTATATTTGATAGGAAACACATATCCTTTCGTATTAATGGTTTCAAGGCTGTCATACACTTCTGAGTACTTCTTATGATTGGATAAACCACCGGTAAGAAATGAACTCAGGTTCGCATTTGTCAGGTTTTGTGTTTCCACTTCACCGGGGTTTCGGTTCCATGCCTGGGAAGCGATGCATCCTAAGTAGGTTCCTACGTCAGCGAACTTCTTTCCCAATGTGGAAAGTCCATCAGCATATGTCCAGTCCTGACCGCACACCAGTGTTACTTTATGAGCCGAAAAAGCAGCTTCACCTACTATCAATGCACGCAAATCAGCCAAAGCCGTAAGTGTGTCACCGATTCCACGACCTTCTAAAATCGTATGCAATGGCATATCATGTGTATCACACCAATCAGCAAATATTTGCAATGCCGGGATACCAAGTTTCACATCAGCGTTCAAACCATCAACCAATGTTTCAACATAAGCAGTTGCAGGATTAAAGGCAAATGCGATATCGGATATTGCGCCAGACTCCAAAACCAATACTTTAGCTTTATCAGTCATCGTAACGGGTGTGTTAGTTTTTGCAACCAACATGATTCGAAGGGTTTTCCCTTCACCCGCCATACGGTAAAATTCGGAAATGTGACGATAAATCTGTACATCGTTTGTGGTATCATAAGCAGCATCAATGCCTAATGCAACCGCATCAGAGGGTCGAAGCAACTTATAAGCCACATCCAATTGTGCCTTACCGACAACAGCAACACCGCCTCCGATTAAGCCGAATTCACGACTTTCACCGGAAACGTTGTTTCCTATTTTACCTTCGGTTAATGTAGTTCCACGTAGACTCATTATTTCGAAGCATTAAGGGTTTCAATTTTCTTTGCGCCTGCCTCAAGTACAGATTTACGCTTCTTACCTTCATTTTCGGCATCAATGATAGCCTGAACTACTTCCACTTCAGCAGCAGCTTCAATGGCAACAATCACGTCTTCAACCTTACCAAGCTCATTGGTTTTCTTTTCAGTAATAGCCTCAGACGTTACTTCAATCATGCCAACTTTCTCTTTGTCGTTACCGACTGAAATATTGGCAAAATTCTCATTGGTAAAATACTCACCTTTGTAATTCACCCACATTTTAGACTGGCCTAATTTGCGACCTATCTCAATGCCTTTGGTCTTTTGTTCTGTCGTTATTTTCAACATAACTGTTATTTGTTTAAAGTAAATTTAAAGTAGATTTAAAAACACTTTGCCAAAGTTTCTATCACTTTGGCAAAGTTTAGAAAGCTGACTACGAACGAGCCGAAACAATCGCTGCAAATCCTTTCACTACCAATGGCAATGCGATAAAGTAATTGCGGAAATTGATAAGGTTACGTTGGGTCAATGGGTCAGAGGCAGCTTCAGAGAAATACATCTTTGTTTTACCCATTGCTTTACCTGTTTTATCAACAGGGAAACAAACCGAAGCACGGCTGTCAGTTCCTGCAGGTACAGCACCAAATGACAACTTAACCTTCGAGGTTGCATTGTAATATGGCGTCTGGGTATACTCACGGATTTCAAAACCAAACTGGTTCATGATTACGCCATCTTTTATGTTTGAATACATTTTTTTGAAATTGCCGTTATTTTCTTCCACCAGGAGGTCATTCACATGATCTGAACACAGCACCAAACGGAAATTCTCAATATCAATATCGACATCGGTATATGCCTGGCGAAGTGCAATAACGTCATCCCACAACATACGGCGACGGCCATTCACCAATGCACCGGTTGTCAAAATTACCGGGGTATCTGCTGTATTTCCGGCAGGACCAAATGCATGAATCGCTTTTTTCAAACGGTTTTTCAACATTGATTTACTGTGTGCACCTTTCACCAATGCCATCTTTGGATATGCCAGGGCATACAACTCATCGTCTGTGATGGGCGTTGCTTTCGTCTGGTATTTATCCAGGGCAATTGGAATATCAGAACCATTTAATTCCTGTACTGGAATCGGATAAGTTGTGTTGTTGATTAAGACATCAGGCTCAACACCAAAATAGGATGCATGAATAACCTGGCTTTCGTCATCACCGGAGACATATTGATCATACGATGTAACACCATCCAGGAAGGTATCTTTAAGCCCTGATTCAAAAGCTGCAACTACCTGCTTAGTCCATACTTCGCGGTATACGGTTGCACAAAACACGCCTGAAGGCACAATGCCTGGAATAAATGAAATTGCACTAATGCAACCAATAACCGGTAATGCCGGTAACCCAGCGGCCATAGATATGGAACCGCCAAAAAGCACTGCCAAAAACAGTGATGTGAAAATCGAAAGAATAAGTTTTGTTTTCATTGTTAGTTAAATTGTATTTGTAAATAATCGATTTTTGCAAATGAACTTTCCCAAAGTTTCTTCACTTTGGGAAAGTTTAAAACTACTTTAAAGGGTTTGATCAGCCTGGATAAGTTCCGTATTCGGCCTTATATAGCTCTTTGAATTGATCAGGGTTTTCCGTTGTCATTGCTTCCAATGCGGTTGGGTCATTTTCCTGAAACCATTTCCAGTTCTGTACACCGGCAGCAGGAGTTCCTTTGCCTTTAATAATCATGGAAGCAATAGGAGTTTTACCACCCATGCCTGCTAGCACTGTTTTCAAAGCATCAATACCGGCAGTGTTTCCAATGGTTTGATACGTTGCACGAACGCTTTCAATGGTCTGTCCGGTTCCAGGTATAAACTTTCCTGCCGTTTGTGCCGCGTCAAGTTCAGCCGTGATAGCTGAAGCAACTTTGGCACTCGCTTCAGCTTCCAAGTTAGTGACCTTAGTTTCCAAGAATTCAAATTTTTTCTTTAAAGCCGCAAGAATTTCAGTTTCTGGACTTTCGGCAGTCACACCTGTCAGTGCAAAAGCAGCAATCAATAATGCTACATTCATTTTTTCGAGATTTGAGTTTTTATTAATAATTGATTTTTTATCCAACACCGCGGCAAAGCGGTCGTATATTGATTCTATGGCCATACTTTCGACCGTTTGCTTATCCAATTCCTTCAGGCTTTTAGCCGTCGATGTAATTTTCTTTCCGGCAAAACCAAACTGAACCATTTCATCAGCATTCAACCAGTGATCTTTTCCATCCAACCACAATGACTTTACATCTTCAGGGGTCTTTTTCGAGCGTGCAGCTACAACCGTTATAAAGTTCGCCTCCATATCATTCAGAAGCTTTGCAGCAGCTATGTGCGCATCAGCGTCACCCATTTCGGGCGATTGTGGGCGGTGAACCATACCAAATCCATTGGCGGCAATAGTTATATTTTCGGCAGGAAGGTAAGGGAGAATGAAAAAACCCATTGAAGCGGCCACACCATCAATAGCGATATTGATTTTTAAAGCTGAACGCTCAAGGGCATTGGCTATCACATTCCCTTCAAATACTGAACCTCCATAGCAATGCCAACGAATCGTCAGTTCATTGAATCCGGCAGCTTCCAGGCTATCTAAAAACGATGTGAATGTGTCACCATTGGCAAACCAGCCTCCGATGTTGCCATAGAGTTTGGTTTCTGCATGAGTATTAGTGATCTTTTTGTAAAGCATAAGTTTGAATCTGATTTAAAAACTTTAAAGCGATGCAAACTTACGTTACTTTAATATTACTTCAAAGCCTGTACAAAAGCGGCTTCATCGAACTTTAAAGCCATTTTAAAGAATCATTAAGCCACTTTATTTAACACAG